GAGGAAGGTAGGTTGCTTATCTGTGTCTGTCATTGTCTAGCATTGTCCACTGTAGTTAATTAACTGTCTGTTATAACTCGAAAAACAACCCTTTTTTCACCTGAGTATGTCTACGAACGTCAAATATAGTTGTTTACTGTGCGCTGTTGTCCATGTGATATTGTGTACCAGATGTGTACCAAACCATTATTTCTGAGCGTACCAAATATTATTTATGGCTATAAGCGACACAAAACTGCGTACTATTTATGGTAAACCATATTCGGGCCCACAAGAAGTGGCTGATGCCGATGGCCTCAGCGTACGAATTTCACCGAAGGGGGTCATCCAGTTCCAGTACCGCTATCGCTGGCATGGCAAGCCTAATCGACTTGGGCTTGGTCGATACCCATCCCTGTCTTTGAAGGATGCCAGACAGATCACTGCTGACTTGCGAAAGCTCTATTTCTCAGGAACGGATCCACGCACCTATTTTGAAGAGAAGGTGGAGAACTCCATGACGGTCGCTCAGTGTCTCGACTACTGGTTCGACAACTACGTCTCTACAACTCTCAGAGAAAAGACCCAGGCACTTTACCGATCAACGGTTATGAAGCGCATGCATGACGCCTTTCCTAATCGTCCGGCATCTTCTATCACGGTTAAGCAATGGGTTGACCTGCTTACCGAAGAAGAAAGAGATAATCCACGCCGAGCAAGGCAGGTGCTAAGTCAACTAAGATCAGCAATAAGTTGGTGCATGCGGCGTCAGTTGATAGATAGTTGCGCAATTATGAGCATCCAACCAAGGGACTTCGGCTCCCGCGCTGAGGTAGGGGATCGGGTACTGTCGTATCACGAACTGGCTAAGATTTGGCTTGCTATTGAAAGAAGCCGTGCGTCTACGTCAAATAAGCTCCTTCATCAGATGCTTATGCTGTGGGGGGCGAGGCTCTCAGAGCTTAGGCTGGCAACAAAGACAGAATTTGACCTGCTGGACAACGTATGGACCGTACCGAAAGAGCATAGCAAGATGGGTAATGTTATCCGCCGTCCAATCTTCGAACAAATTAAGCCTTTTCTCGAAAAGGCCATGACAACGTACAATGATGTTCTTTTCCCTGGAGAAGACATAAACAAACCGATCAGCATCGCTGCAGCCAACCGATTCGTAAATAGAATAAGGGGAGGGATGGATCTGGGTTACTGGCGAACACATGATTTCAGAAGAACGCTTGTTACACGTCTGTCCGAGATGAATGTCGAGCCTCATGTTACTGAGCGAATGCTCGGTCATGAACTTGGCGGGATAATGTCCGTATACAATAAACACGACTGGATAGAGGCTCAGCGCAAAGCGTATGAGCTTCACGCTGATAAATTGTTCTGGCACATCAGGAGCATTTCTGATTAACGCCACCGTTAAGAATCCACCCTTCAACAGCTTCACGAAGGTATGATTTGGGGTGGGTTCTGACTGGCTTCGGAAATCCGTGTCGTTTGGTATAGTTCCAGATTGTCTGACGTGATGAAACACCGAGCTTGTTCATCACTTCTTTCTCAGGAATCAGGCTGGTATCGGTCATCTTAATTCTCCAGGCAATAAAAAACCGCCATCAGGCGGTTTGGTGTTCTTTCAGTTCTTCAATTCGAATATTGGTTACATTGTTTTCATATATGAATAAATAAATTAGCTTTTTTCGTTGCCTTCGCGTTCTTTATTAATTTTGACAAACTCGTTTTTACCACGCTCTCCAAATGCGTCTTTAGAGTCGTTGTATCCGCAATCGCAGCACACATAATCACCAGACCATCCACGCATTGTTTTTTCTTTTGCAATATTTCCAGAACCGCATTTTGGACAAGACATATCACTACCTCCAAAGCATGAGTGAGATGACAACGTAACATTGATTGGAGATTAACAATAGATTGCTGATGTAAAAGATATGTATAAGCTTCGCTTTCAAAGTGGAGGCTCTGGTAGCGGCATCCAGTGAGTTACGTCATCCAAGATATATCCTGATAAATACGTGAAAGCTCTATATTTTTTGTAATCAATTGGATTTACAACCCAGTTCCAATATGCGGCCACGATTTTACCTTGACTAAATGCCAGTAACATTTTGGTGTCTTCCGGCATTCGATCACTACAGCTTATCCAACCATCCGGAGTTACCGGAGAGTTGCCATTTACATCGAAGTTTGGCTCTGCGTCCTGAACCAGGAGGATGTAACCATTCTTGGCTGTATCAAGTTCTAACGCCTCGGTGACGGTGCCGAAATAGCGATTACCTAAATCAGCATCACAAGTGCTTACATCAATGGAAACTTCCATGCCTTCGATTAATTCTGGCAAGTTGTAAGTCTGGCTTACAGGTTTGGCACCATGAAGCATGGTGGCGCGGCAGGCGTTCCAGCCATCAACATAATCAAACGTATTGCTATCGTCTGGCTCGATTTCATCCGGCACTACCGGCACTGGTTGGATAGTGACGTTGGCAAAGGCAGCACGCAAACCGGCCTTAATTTCCTCTACTTCATCAGCGCCTAGCGATGAATCTGACAATGCGTGATGGAATGCGTAAGCCATGTCGTCGTTTACTGCAACCGGTTCTGCTTCCAGCGATGCCAGTGCAATTCGTGCCAGTTCCATTTGTTCGCCACGAGTAAGTCCGTTATCAAGCGGATTTTTAATGAATAATTCGATACGTTCTTTAGTGATATTGCTCATCTCACTCTCCTTTGAAGCGAATGCCAGCAAGCCAGTTTCTTATGCCGATATATTCAGCGTTCCTGAAACCGCTTTTTACATATATAAATGGCAAGCGAAGATTGTGACCATTGGCTGCCAGGTAGTCTTTACAACCCTGTTCGGTGAAACAGCAGGTAACGAATTCATCAATATCTTTCACAGCAACGCGCCTCCATTTTTCTGGTGGCTCCCGAAAGTTTTCATGAAGTAGTTCGAGACGACGACTTTGGAGTTTATTGGCTTCATTGCCATCTTCATCAACCCAGACAATCCGGTCATAGTCATAATCAGCATCAACAACGATTTCGCGCTTTTGATACACACAAAACATAGGATCTGACGTTATTCGATTATCCTGTGTTCGAATATTTTCACCGATGATGCCAAACGAATCTGGTGCAGATTTTGTCTGCATCTCTTCGATACGTTCAGCCATCGCAGCACACTCTTCAAAGTTGCTTAATGCCTTTCGCTCCCATTCAGCGCATTGTTTTCTAAGCTCTGAAATCAGCTTGTCTTTGCCTTCCAGCTCGTCAAGCAACGCCTGCACTACTTCAGGGTTGAAAGCTGCGATATAACGAGCGTTGTTCTCTGCGTTGTTCTGTCCATCAAAGCCGGTCCATTTGATAACGTCTTCACATCGTTTATCACCAGGTGTATGCACCGCATATGTACCAGTACCAGACGAAATAAATGCGACCCATTCACCCTGTGTTGCCAGTTGCGCCGCTTTACGCAGTGCCTGATAGTCAATCTTGATCACTCTTCATCCTCCAAGTCGGCAACGGCGTCCATCACATCAGAACCGCGAATAACCTCAAAAGCACGGCAGGCCATTTGAAATACCAGTTGCTCTTGCGGGTGCGGAGACTCCCAATATTTGAAGCCTGGGCGATGCGTGTACCCCATCATTGAATAAAAATCACCAGCAAGCTTAATCGCGGCATCAACAAGCTCTCTGTTAGTCATTCTTTTTCCGCTCACTGGTTGCCTCCTTTGCTCGCTGATTCCACTCTGCTCTAACCTCTGAATAAAAAATCGCGCAGTCATTTCCAGGCGCTGCATATTTGCTACCAGATTGAGCGCGACACGTACCGCATCGAACGAAATAGAATCGACCGCCAGAGCCATATTCAGGGTGATCTGCTTCACTGGCAACGTGCGCTGCGCCGCCACAGAATGGACATGGTAGTAGGTTGCTCATGACTGCAATCCCTTGCGAAGTTGGTCTGCACAATGCAGCAGGGCGTCCGTCGCATATTTAAGCCTCACTAGCTCACCATCATCCATACCCGCGAGATTCGCGTGTTTAACGAACGCCGAGCAAAGGTCATTAAACGCCTGCGCCCGCACTTCAGCCAGAAAAGCATCGGTGGCTGGGGTGTCTGATTGCAGAGACTTTGCGCGATAGTCATTCCACCCTCTTGCATACATGGGATTAACTTGCACTCCATCTTTTACGCAATATGCCTGCCCTCCACGGTTGATAACCTTGATTTCGTCCATAGCGCCAGACTTCAGCCCCGCATTCTCCGCCGCCAGCGCCGAAAACTTCTCGTGTGCCAACTTAACAGCCGCATCAGCCTGCTTAATTGACTCAATCGCTTTCTGGTGGTCTTCGGACAGAGCCGAAATCTTGGCCTCCGCTTCAGCAAATTTACGCACCAGATATTCAGCGTTTGTTTCGTTAACCTTTAAATCTCGTGGGATGCATTTACCTTTCAGAAAACCATCCATCTCAATTAGTGACATTTGTTTCATTTCTTCCCACTCCGCAACATCGCATTCAGATATTTGTTGTCATTAACAGAACCGAAACTATTCCGCTTAAGCAATTCTTCTCTCGATGGCATTGGCTTTACGCGTTGGCGAATAATCATTTCTGCCGGAAGAATGCCGGGATTGTATGCAAGTCCTCTCATGGTAAATTCCTCAGTCATTACTGATAGCGCCATAGCGTGAGCGGTAATTACGCAGGCGCGGGTCGATATATTCAGGGAAGTGGGTATATGTGGCTTTGCGGAATGGTCGGATTGATGTTTCGTTTATTCGGTCTTTTTCCTGTTTTTCTGCGAGTTGTATATCGCGTCGGTACTTCCGTTCTGCTTTTGTTTCTGGTGGCAGAGCAAGAAACGCGTCGAGATTATTCTTGATATTTTCCAGCACCTCCGATACGGAATTGCCGGAACAGCGGCGCGGGTCATCCGCACCATACAGAGGCGCTGGCATAATGGAATCCTTATTTTGCTAATCTAGAAGGGGATTGAATCGTCGTATTCAGGATGATTTTGATGATTGCTACTTTGCTGCTGTTGGCTGTTTCCTGAAGTTGCAAATCCAATCTTTGCATTCAGTAATTCAAGAGTGATTGATTGACCATTTTGCCCCTGATAAACATCAACCCTGGTGTTTTCTCCGGTAATTTCTACAATGCCACCTTCAACAAGAACACTACGGTAGTAATCCGCTTGCGCTCCCGGCTTGGCAAATACAACGGCGCTGTAGTTTGTCCATTCTTTCTTTTTTGTCTGGCGATCGTAATACTGAACGCCAGCACGGATGTTGAATCCGATATTTTCCCCGGCCTGAAACTCTCTTGCTGGCTTGTTTAGTCTTACAGTAATCGAATGTGCCATTAAGCAGCCGCTCCTTCTAATTCATCTCGTCTGATGTTGTAAACGTCCTGCGCTTTGTGCTGCTCCGGTGTGCCTTCGAGCATCTTCCACGCTTTGGCGAACGCCTGTTTAAGCTCTTCTACGGTGTTTTTCTGCATTGCTGCGTCAGTGAATGCCTTTAAAACCTGTTCAGGTGTAGGTGATGGCTTTGATTGCTTTGCTGCTGCGTTCTGCTGATGTTTATGCTCGTCTGTATCTGCATCTTTCGCATCATCAATGCCGAATAAACCATTGAGGCAATACTTGCGTGCATAAGAGCTTGTAGCTCCCGTAACTTGTGCAGAATCCATTCCTTTCTTGCTTTCTTCCTCTCGTGCAAGAGCGGTTGCTGTATGACTGTTTTCGCCATCGGTAATAGTTGCCGTGGCTTTCACGTAATACCGATCACCAATCAACACAACTTCATCGCTGATTGATAAAAACAGGCCATTCAGTAGCGGCTTAACGCCTTCAAGAATGTCTTCGCAGCTTCTGTATTTATATTTACCGAATGAGTTGTACTGATTCTTTGGCGCGTTCAGATTCTCCTGAATAGCTGCCAGTCTTGCGTAAAATTCTTTGCTCATATGATTGTTCTCAGAATGGACACGGCCCAAGGAAATAACGCTGATTTAATACTTCGACTCGGGACAAATTAAGGCATACCCGCATTCCTTCGCGGTCGCCATTATGGCGATACCAGAGAGCTTTCTGCGTGTACATGCGTCTCTGTAACTTGCTCTCCTTCACTGTGGTTGCAAGTGACATGAATATCTCCTTCGTTACCGATTAAATCTTTCATCTGACGAATGAATTCTTCGTCTGACCAGTTATCTGTAAAACTCATTTCCTGCGATACCACGGAAGGTTGATAGCTGATTTCATCGCTTTATTTGCTTCAAGCCACATTTTTGAATCACCAATAAATCTGGCTATTACTGCTTTGTTCTGTGCAGCACGAAGCATCTGGTGATTAATGGCTATTTCATTGCGCATAACGCCTCCAGTTGTTTCTTTGCTGCTCTGATTAATTGTTTAACTCGGCGTGATAATTCAGATTCGTGCGGGTAGAAAGCGGACATGACGCCGCTACCCGCGAGCTGAAAGTGCATCATGGGTAACTCCTTATATTTGATTGCATAACGAAAACGCCTCAAGTGAAGCGTTATTGGTATGCGGTAAAGCCGCGCTTGGCGGCTTATTTGAAGACTTCTATGAAATCAAGAACTGATGATATTTCGTGGTTGAACGATTTTCTTTTGTATCTTTCTATCGCAGAATCTACCTGGTGTTTATAGTCATCGTCGTTTGAGTATTTAACGAAGCATTCTATTGTCTCAGGCGTTACAGCTATAAGGCTCCACCAACCTTCATCAGATTGATATTCAAATCCCATGCTTTCAAGCCATCCAGCATATTTCCCTCCAGCATCTTGCCAGTGTGTCTTTTCTGCAAGGAAGCTGTTAACCGTCATATGTGCATCAAGGCATTTATCCAACTGTTTACCATTAAGTAGCCATGCGCTGACAGTTGCACACCCCAAATCAACTGATTGAGTAGAGATATTGAATTGGTCGTAATTATCTGGATTAACCAGAATATCTGTAATTTCCATAATTCCTCCGTCAAAAAATTGCCCTCACTTAGGAGGGCAAAGAAGATTTCAAATAATCAGAACAAGTCGGCTCCTGTTTAGTTACGAGCGACATTGCTCCGTGTATTCACTCGTTGGAATGAATACACAGTGCAGTGTTTATTCTGTTGTTTGTTCCAAGGTGAATTTAACCAGCAATAAACTCTTCTGGTAATTTATCAACCAGTTGATGGCTTATTATCAGCCATTTGCCATCCTTCGTTTCGTATGCGTATTTCTGGTCTTTTATCATCATGTGTTCAGCTACTGCCTTAACTGCCTGTTCGGTTACATCTTCTTTCTTTCCCACCCACATTCCTTTTTCAGTGTTTAATGTTCCTTGAAAAATACGACCGCTTAATGGGCTTGCGCCCATGGTTTTAATTTTCATATAGCACCTTAAAAATAAAGGCCACCATCAGGCAGCCTTGTTGTTCTGTTTACCAAGTTCTCTGGCAATCATTGCCGTCGTTCGTATTGCCCATTTATCGACATATTTCCCATCTTCCATTACAGGAAACATTTCTTCAGGCTTAACCATGCATTCCGATTGCAGCTTGCATCCATTGCATCGCTTGAATTGTCCACACCATTGATTTTTATCAATAGTCGTAGTCATACGGATAGTCCTGGTATTGTTCCATCACATCCTGAGGATGCTCTTCGAACTCTTCAAATTCTTCTTCCATATCTCACCTCAAATAAGTGGTTTGCTGCCTAATTTCATTTTCTGGCGACCAACACAAGTCACACCCATTTCACTGCGTGGCTTGCTGTACCATGTGCGCTGATTCTTGCGCTCAATACGTTGCAGGTTGCTTTCAATCTGTTCGTGGTATTCAGCCAGCACTGTAAGGTCTATCGGATTCAGTGCGCTTTCTACTCGTGATTTCGGTTTGCGATTCAGCGAGAGAATAGGGCGGTTAACTGGTTTTGCGCTTACCCCAACCAACAGGGGATTTGCTGCTTTCCATTGAGCCTGTTTCTCTGCGCGACGTTCGCGGCGGCGTGTTTGTGCATCCATCTGGATTCTCCTGTCAGTTAGCTTTGGTGATTGGATGGCCGGCGCTGAACCCCGGCTTACTGGTTAGAGCGCCCGCACTACCAGTGACGCTGTCTTGAGGCGCAGATTGGTTACTGCTTGCCATGAGCGCTGTTTATACATTGGTCGAGCATCAGCCTGCTCATTCATCCAATCCCAAAGCCTTCTGCTTTGAATGCTGCCCTTCTTCAGGGCTTAATTTTTAAGAGCGTCACCTTCATGGTGGTCAGTGCGTCCTGCTGATGTGCTCAGTATCACCGCCAGTGGTATTTATGTCAACACCGCCAGAGATAATTTATCACCGCAGATGGTTATCTGTATGTTTTTTATATGAATTTATTTTTTGCAGGGGGGCATTGTTTGGTAGGTGAGAGATCTGAATTGCTATGTTTAGTGAGTTGTATCTATTTATTTTTCAATAAATACAATTGGTTATGTGTTTTGGGGGCGATCGTGAGGCAAAGAAAACCCGGCGCTGAGGCCGGGTTATTCTTGTTCTCTGGTCAAATTATATAGTTGGAAAACAAGGATGCATATATGAATGAACGATGCAGAGGCAATGCCGATGGCGATAGTGGGTATCATGTAGCCGCTTATGCTGGAAAGAAGCAATAACCCGCAGAAAAACAAAGCTCCAAGCTCAACAAAACTAAGGGCATAGACAATAACTACCGATGTCATATACCCATACTCTCTAATCTTGGCCAGTCGGCGCGTTCTGCTTCCGATTAGAAACGTCAAGGCAGCAATCAGGATTGCAATCATGGTTCCTGCATATGATGACAATGTCGCCCCAAGACCATCTCTATGAGCTGAAAAAGAAACACCAGGAATGTAGTGGCGGAAAAGGAGATAGCAAATGCTTACGATAACGTAAGGAATTATTACTATGTAAACACCAGGCATGATTCTGTTCCGCATAATTACTCCTGATAATTAATCCTTAACTTTGCCCACCTGCCTTTTAAAACATTCCAGTATATCACTTTTCATTCTTGCGTAGCAATATGCCATCTCTTCAGCTATCTCAGCATTGGTGACCTTGTTCAGAGGCGCTGAGAGATGGCCTTTTTCTGATAGATAATGTTCTGTTAAAATATCTCCGGCCTCATCTTTTGCCCGCAGGCTAATGTCTGAAAATTGAGGTGACGGGTTAAAAATAATATCCTTGGCAACCTTTTTTATATCCCTTTTAAATTTTGGCTTAATGACTATATCCAATGAGTCAAAAAGCTCCCCTTCAATATCTGTTGCCCCTAAGACCTTTAATATATCGCCAAATACAGGTAGCTTGGCTTCTACCTTCACCGTTGTTCGGCCGATGAAATGCATATGCATAACATCGTCTTTGGTGGTTCCCCTCATCAGTGGCTCTATCTGAACGCGCTCTCCACTGCTTAATGACATTCCTTTCCCGATTAAAAAATCTGTCAGATCGGATGTGGTCGGCCCGAAAACAGTTCTGGCAAAACCAATGGTGTCGCCTTCAACAAACAAAAAAGATGGGAATCCCAATGATTCGTCATCCGCGAGGCTGTTCTTAATATCTTCAACTGAAGCTTTAGAGCGATTTATCTTCTGAACCAGACTCTTGTCATTTGTTTTGGTAAAGAGAAAAGTTTTTCCATCGATTTTATGAATATACAAATAATTGGAGCCAACCTGCAGGTGATGATTATCAGCCAGCAGAGAATTAAGGAAAACAGACAGGTTTATTGAGCGCTTATCTTTCCCTTTATTTTTGCTGCGGTAAGTCGCATAAAAACCATTCTTCATAATTCAATCCATTTACTATGTTATGTTCTGAGGGGAGTGAAAATTCCCCTAATTCGATGAAGATTCTTGCTCAATTGTTATCAGCTATGCGCCGACCAGAACACCTTGCCGATCAGCCAAACGTCTCTTCAGGCCACTGACTAGCGATAACTTTCCCCACAACGGAACAACTCTCATTGCATGGGATCATTGGGTACTGTGGGTTTAGTGGTTGTAAAAACACCTGACCGCTATCCCTGATCAGTTTCTTGAAGGTAAACTCATCACCCCCAAGTCTGGCTATGCAGAAATCACCTGGCTCAACAGCCTGCTCAGGGTCAACGAGAATTAACATTCCGTCAGGAAAGCTTGGCTTGGAGCCTGTTGGTGCGGTCATGGAATTACCTTCAACCTCAAGCCAGAATGCAGAATCACTGGCTTTTTTGGTTGTGCTTACCCATCTCTCCGCATCACCTTTGGTAAAGGTTCTAAGCTCAGGTGAGAACATCCCTGCCTGAACATGAGAAAAAACAGGGTACTCATACTCACTTCTAAGTGACGGCTGCATACTAACCGCTTCATACATCTCGTAGATTTCTCTGGCGATTGAAGGGCTAAATTCTTCAACGCTAACTTTGAGAATTTTTGCAAGCAATGCGGCGTTATAAGCATTTAATGCATTGATGCCATTAAATAAAGCACCAACGCCTGACTGTCCCATCCCCATCTTGTCTGCGACAGATTCCTGGGATAAGCCAAGTTCATTTTTCTTTTTTTCATAAATTGCTTTAAGGCGACGTGCGTCCTCAAGCTGCTCTTGTGTTAATGGTTTCTTTTTTGTGCTCATACGTTAAATCTATCACCGCAAGGGATAAATATCTAACACCGTGCGTGTTGACTATTTTACCTCTGGCGGTGATAATGGTTGCATGTACTAAGGAGGTTGTATGGAACAACGCATAACCCTGAAAGATTATGCAATGCGCTTTGGGCAAACCAAGACAGCTAAAGATCTCGGCGTATATCAAAGCGCGATCAACAAGGCCATTCATGCAGGCCGAAAGATTTTTTTAACTATAAACGCTGATGGAAGCGTTTATGCGGAAGAGGTAAAGCCCTTCCCGAGTAACAAAAAAACAACAGCATAAATAACCCCGCTCTTACACATTCCAGCCCTGAAAAAGGGCATCAAATTAAACCACACCTATGGTGTATGCATTTATTTGCATACATTCAATCAATTGTTATCTAAGGAAATACTTACATATGCAACTTACAAGTACTCGCAAGAAAGCGAATGCAATTACAAGCAACATCCTGAATCGAATTGCTGTACGTGGTCAGCGAAAGGTTGCCGACGCGTTAGGGATTAATGAATCGCAAATTTCGCGATGGAAAGACAGCTTTATCCCAAAGATGGCCATGCTTCTGGCTGTGCTGGAATGGGGTGTTGAAGACGAGGAGTTGGCGGAACTGGCTAAGCAAGTAGCAAGAATGCTGACAAAAGAAAAAGCCCCGAAGAACGGCGAATTCTTCGAGGCCTGATGTAGAAAGACTGGATCAATCCACAGGAGTAATTATGACAAAACGTCGTAAGAAATACCAGGAAAAAGAAGAGATTCGACACCCTGATTCACCTGAGGGATTAGTGGTAGCCGCAGCAAATAACAGGGCGTTCGCAGAGCGCCTTGTTGGTGTTTACAGACTAGCCAAAGCAGGAGTGAAACATGGGCGTCGTTAAGTTAGCTGATTACAGGCCTCAACTGGAGGTCGTGGAGCATCGCGTGGCAGATACCGAAGATGGTTTCATGCGCGTTGCTAACGAGATTACCGACAGTCTGCTGATGGCTGATTTAACCGTCCGGCAGTTGAAGGTGATGCTCGCTATCATGCGCAAGACATACGGATTCAATAAGCCGATGGATCGACTCACAAACACGCAGATAGCAGCCATGACAGGTATTCATCACACTCATGTTTGCGCTGCCAAGCGCCAGCTTATTGAGCGTAAATTCCTCATTGCTGATGGCGTGAAAATCGGAGTGAACAAGGTGGTTTCGCAGTGGATTAGCCAGGATAGCTTAACATTAGCTAAAACAGCTAATAAAACATTAGCCAAGTCGGCTAATGGGTATAAGCCAAGTCAGCTAAACACAAAAGACAATATACAAAAGACAATAAATACAAATACCCCCTTACCCCCTAACGGGGGCGGCGATGGGCAGGTTAAACCTGAACGTCGCAAGGCAGAACGAATCGACTACGAATCCTTCCTGAACGCCTACAACACCGAAGTCGGTGACAGACTGCCACACGCTGTTGCGGTCAACGAGAAACGCAAACGCCGCCTGAAGAAAATCATCCCGCAACTGAAAACGCCAAACGTGGACGGTTTCAGAGCGTATGTCAGGGCGTTTGTACATCAGGCCAAGCCGTTTTACTTCGGAGACAACGACACTGGCTGGACGGCCGATTTTGATTACCTGCTGAGGGAAGATTCGTTAACGGGAGTTCGGGAAGGGAAGTTTGCAGACAGGGGGATTGCATGAAACAGGATATCGAAGCGAGCGTTATCGGTGGCCTGCTGATTGGTGGATTAACACCAACCGCCAGCGACGTTCTGGCAACGCTGGAGCCGGAAGCGTTTTCAATTCCGCTCTACCGGAAAGCCTTCGAGGTTATCCGCAAGCAGGCGCGAAACAGAAACCTAATCGACGCGCTGATGGTTGCCGAGGCGTGCGGAGAGGAGCATTTCACGTCAATCCTGATGACCAGCAAAAACTGCCCGAGTGCCGCAAACCTGAAGGGATATGCAGGAATGGTCGCGGATAACTATCACCGCCGTCTGGTGCTGGAAATCATGGATGAAATGCGTGAACCAATTCAGAGCGGAACCATCGACGCATCGAGTCAGGCGATGGATGAGCTTGTAAAGCGTCTTTCAGCCATCAGAAAGCCCCGTGACGAGGTTAAACCTGTACGGTTAGGGGAAATCATTACTGACTACACTGACACGCTTGACAGGCGTCTGAGGAACGGAGAAGAGTCCGATACCCTGAAGACCGGAATCGAAGAACTTGATGCCATCACCGGAGGGATGAACGCGGAAGACCTGGTGATAATCGCTGCTCGTCCTGGTATGGGGAAAACCGAACTGGCGCTGAAGATTGCCGAAGGCGTTGCAAGCCGTGTTATTCCTGGTTCTGACGTCCGGCGCGGGGTATTGATTTTCTCAATGGAAATGAGCGCATTGCAGATTGCAGAGCGAAGCATTGCCAACGCCGGGAGGATGTCGGTTAGCGTACTGCGAAATCCTGCATCGATGGATGACGAAGGCTGGGCGCGTGTTGCTAACGGCATGAGTCAGCTTGCGGATTTGGATGTATGGGTAGTCGATGCCTCGCGGTTATCGGTCGAAGAAATACGCTCAATCGCAGAACGGCACAAACAGGAAAATCCAAACCTGTCACTCATCATGGCGGATTATCTTGGCCTGATTGAGAAGCCGAAAGCAGATCGCAACGATCTCGCAATTGCTCACATCTCCGGAAGCCTGAAGGCGATGGCGAAAGACCTGAAAACGCCTGTTATCTCCCTGAGTCAGCTTTCACGCGATGTTGAGAAGCGACCAAACAAACGCCCGACAAACGCAGATTTGCGTGATTCAGGAAGCATTGAACAGGACGCAGACTCAATCATCATGCTCTATCGGGAAGCTGTATATGACGAGAACAGTAGCGCCGCGCCATTTGCTGAAATCATTGTGACGAAAAACCGTTTTGGCTCGCTTGGTACGGTTTACCAGCGGTTCTGTAACGGACACTTTGTTGCATGTGACCAGGATGAAGCCAGACAGATTTGCACAGCATCAAATGCACCTGCTGCGCGTGGCAGACGATATGCACAAGGGGCTGACGTATGACCATCTACGTCACTGAGCTAATAACAGGCCTGCTGGTAATCGCAGGCCTTTTTATTTGGGGGAGAGTAAATCGTGGTTGAGTTGATTTTCTCTGCATTGAGGCTTCTCGGTGCTCTGTGGATGGTGGCGACGTTCATTGTGGTTGCTGGCTGTTTTGTCCGGTTGGTAGGCGAAGGTAAAGACCTGGGGAATATGCTTTTAGGTAGCATTTTCCTGTGGGGGATTATCGGTGTTATGCCTGTTGTCGTAGCAAAAATGGCGTGGCGTTTTGTGAGTTAAGCGGAGGTAAGCGTGGCTGACTGGCAAATACCAATCATCATTCTTGCCGGAGCTTCGCTGGTTGCTGGCTTTATCCTGCTGAAAAAGCATAAAGACCGTGATCAAAAAGTCGAAGTTCTCTATGGGTATCCAGCGAACAGCACAACATGGCTGACCATTTACCACTACCGAAAATCAGGACGCTGGGTATTCGAATGGGATGATCTGTTCGCTGAAAAGCGACCAAAGTCATGGGGAGACATCAGCGAATGCATGATGTTTGAAGAAAGAAAATCCGGCGCAACCCGAGAAGAGTTTAACGAAGCGTGGGCGCGATTAAGTGAGAGAGGGTATCAATGAGCAAAATTAAATCTGGTTATCCAGGGAATGGGGAATACCCGAAGCCATATTTACCTGTAACTGTGACCACTCAATCTAGGCATCCACATCATTTCAAGCAAAGTGGTACAGCTTATTGGAGTGGCAATCGGTGGATAGGTATTGATGGGTTCAAAATTGGGTATGCAAAGGTAATTAAATGGGAATTTAACATCGCAAACTGGAGTTCATCCCATGAGGAAACTAACGTTTGAACTAAGAAGCCACATCCATCAGCAGAACGCTATTCACGCAGTACAGCAAATCATTCCAGACCCAACCAAACCAATCGTAGTAACCATTCAGGAACGCAACCGCAGCTTAGACCAAAATCGGAAGCTTTGGGCTTGCCTTGGTGACGTCTCTCGTCAGGTTGAATGGCATGGTCGCTGGCTGGATGCAGAAAGCTGGAAGTGCGTTTTTACAGCAGCATTAAAGCAGCAGGACGTTGTTCCTAACCTTGCCGGGAATGGCTTTGTGGTAATAGGCCAGTCAACCAGCAGGATGCGTGTAAGCGAATTTGCGGAGCTATTAGAGCTTATACAGGCATTCGGTACAGAGCGTGGCGTTAAGTGGTCAGACGAAGCGCGACTAGCTCTCGAATGGAAAGCGCGATGGGGAGATCGGGCTGCATGACTATCAAATCAAATACGCCAGCACACGACAAGGACTGCTGGCAAACGCCGCTTTGGCTTTTTGATGCACTGGATATTGAGTTTGGATTCTGGCTGGATTCGGCAGCGAGCGACAAAAATGCTCTGTGCGCTCACTGGTTAACTGAGGCCGACGACGCGCTAAATTCTGAGTGGATAAGCCACGGTGCAATCTGGAATAACCCACCGTACAGCAATATCAGGCCGTGGGTGGAAAAAGCCGCTGAGCAGTGCATACAACAGCGACAGACGGTAGTTATGCTTGTGCCAGAGGATATGTCAGTCGGATGGTTCAGCAAGGCTCTGGAGAGTGTCGACGAAGTTCGCATTATCACTGATGGACGGATTAATTTTATCGAACCATCGACAGGGCTGGAGAAGAAGGGAAACAGCAAAGGCTCCATGCTGCTGATTTGGCGACCGTTCATCAGTCCTCGACGGATGTTTACTACCGTATCCAAAGCGGCATTGATGGCGATCGGGCAGGGCGTCAGGAGGGCAGCATGAGACGACAGCGACGAAGTATCACCGACATCATCTGCGAAAACTGCAAATACCTTCCAACGAAACGCTCCAGAAATAAACGCAAACCAATCCCAAAAGAATCTGACGTAAAAACCTTCAATTACACGGCTCACCTGTGGGATATCCGGTGGCTTAGAGAACGTGCGAGGAAAACAAGGTGATTGACCCAAATCGAAGTTACGAACAAGGAAGTGTCGAGCGAGCTTTAACGTGCGCTAACTGCGGTCAGAAGCTGCATGTGCTGGAAGTTCACGTGTGTGAGCACTGCTGCGCAGAACTGATGAGCGATCCGAATAGCTCAATGTACGAGGAAGAAGACGATGAGTGATTTCTCTGAGCTTATTTCCTTCAAAAAAGACAGAGAAGAAATGCGGACTGAATCTGTCTATTACGTTCAGCACCGGAATAAACGCTCGGTGCTTGATCAGGAGTTGGTTATTACCGGAGACCTGGCATTCAGAACATATAAGGCCAGCATGGAAATGAAGGATTTCCCTAAATGTGGTTCTGAAAGAGAAGCCGCGTTAAAGCTGGCTGAGTGGATGCAGAGAATGGCTGTTGCAATTGAGAATTACTGGAGTGAACCATAATGGCTAACCTACGCAAAGAAGCGCGCGGCAGAGAATGCCAGGTACGTATTTACGGCGTATGCAATGGCAATCCTGAAACTACAGTTCTGGCACATTACCGGATGGCTGGAATTTGCGGAACTGGAATGAAGCCTGACGACCTGATCGGCGCATGGGCTTGTAGCGCGTGTCACGATGAAATCGACCGACGCACCCATAATCTCGACAACAAAGACGCCAGACTTTACCACCTCGAAGGCGTGATCAGGACGCAGGCGATACTGCTGAAGGAGGGGAAGATTAAGTCATGAACGAATATCAGTTTGTGCTTCCATACCCGCCGTCGGTGAATACCTACTGGCGAAGACGGGGAAGCCAATACTACATCAGCGATAAAGGCCAGAAATACCGAAAAGACGTTCAGCAAATCATCCGCCAACTTAAGTTAGACATTTTCACCAAATAACGACTCCGTATCAAAGTCATCGCAGACGTTCCAGACTCCCGCCGCCGCGACCTCGACAACATCCTGAAAGGTTTACTCGACTCCCTTATCCACGCCGGATTTGCGGAAGACGACGAGCAATTCGATGACATTCGCGTAATTCGTGGCGTGAAAGTACCAGGCGGAAGGCTTGGAATAAAAATCACCGAACTGGAGAACGCATGAACGCCACAATTCAAACGATACCAGAGCTTCTTATCCAGACACGAGGTAATCAGACCGAAGTGGCGAGGATGCTTTCCTGTGCAAGAGGAACAGTGCTCAAGTACAACCGAGACAGCAAAGGTGAGCGTCACGTAATAGTTAACGGCGTCCTGATGGTCAAACAGGGCAAGAGGGGTAGACCATGAGCATAAGAGAACTAAACCTCACCAAAGAACAGCACGATTGGCTGAATGGCTGGCTTGAACTGTGGGGTGCATGGGTTTACTCAGGCCGCCTGGAAAAGCGCATGAGCAGCGTAATAGCGAAGTTCATGGAGAGCGTAGAGCCGGGAAGAGTTATGACAAGGCCAATGTGCAATGATGATGATGGAATGTTGATTTCTCAGGTCGTCGATTCCGTCATGTACATTGACAAGAAAGCCTTTGGCATCCTCCTCAGCTACTACGCTCATGGTTCATCTAAGCGAGCAATTGCATCCTACTATCACGCGACTGCAAAGCCACGCAAGATGTGTGGACGTGGTGGCGAGGGATGGAGAAAACCTTCACTGGCAACCTGTAGAAACGAAATTGACGACATCCTGAAAGCGTCATTATTTGTTTTATATCAGCCAATGCAAAATGCTTTCAAAATGCGTAAACGTGTTGAGAAAGTTAAGCATGTTGCTGTTAAAAGCCTTGACATGCAATTATCCATTTAGCCATAATTAGAAGGTAAGCTGCCGTTAGTGACTCTTAAGTTGCAACGGTGGCTTTTTTATTTGGGTCAGTCGTATAAAGGTCATTACGGAAGGCTGTTAACCTTCTTATCGTGGTTCGAGTCCACGCTGTCCCGCCAAATATGCTGGTTTAGCTCCAATGGTAGAGCGGTCGCCTTGTAAGCGAATGGGTAGCGGTTCAAGTCCGTTAACCAGCACCATAACTGAGCCGTAGCCACTGGCTATCCTGAATTCATCAGTGATAGTTACGCTGCGGCCTTCTACACATGACCTCGTGAAAGCGGGTGGCAGGAGGTCGCGCTAACAACCTCCTGCCGTTTTGCCCGTGCATATCGGTCACGAACAAATCTGATTACTAAACACAGTAGCCTGGATTTGTTCTATCAGTAACCGACCATATTCCTAATTAAATAGAGCAAATCCCCTTATTGGGGGTAAGACATGAAGATGCCAGAAAAACATGACCTGTTAGCCGCCATTCTCGCGGCAAAGGAACAAGGCATCGGGGCAATCCTTGCGTTTGCAATGGCGTACCTTCGCGGCAGATATAATGGCGGTGCGTTTACAAAAACAGTAATCGACGCAACGATGTGCGCCATTATCGCCTGGTTCATTCGTGACCTTCTCGACTTCGCCGGACTAAGTAGCAATCTCGCTTATATAACGAGCGTGTTCATCGGCTACATCGGTACTGACTCGATTGGTTCGCTTATCAAACGCTTCGCTGCTAAAAAAGCCGGAGTAGAAGATGGTGGAAATCAATAATCAACGTAAGGCGTTCCTCGATATGCTGGCGTGGTCAGAGGGGACTGATAACGGACGTCAGAAAACCAGAAATCATGGTTATGACGTCATTGTAGGCGGAGAGCTATTCACTGATTACTCAGATCACCCTCGCAAACTTGTCACGCTAAACCCCAAACTCAAATCAACAGCCGCCGGACGCTACCAGCTTCTTTCCCGTTGGTGGGATGCCTATCGTAAGCAGCTTGGCCTGAAAGACTTCTCTCCGAAAAGCCAGGACGCTGTGGCACTGCAACAGATTAAAGAACGTGGCGCTTTACCGATGATTGATCGCGGTGATATCCGTCAGGCTATCGATCGTTGCAGCAATATTTGGGCTTCATTGCCCGGTGCTGGCTACGGTCAGTATGAACACAAGATCGATAGTCTGATTGCCAAATTCAAAGAAGCTGGCGGGGTGGTTAATGAAACTTCGCTATAAGCTGGTTATTTCTGCTTTCCTCCTGACTTTATTCGGTTCTCTCGTCTGGTCAGCTAATCATTACCACAATAAAGCCATTGAATACAAAAAACAGCGCGACGAAAACGCTATGGCATTAGATTCGGCTATGGCGACGATCTCTGATATGCAGAGGCGTCAACGTGACGTAGCAGAACTCGATGCCAGATATACAAAGGAGCTTGCTGATGCTAACGCGACTATCGAAAGTCTCCGTGCTGATGTTTCTGCTGGTCGTAAGCGCCTGCAAGTCGCCGCCACCTGTGCAAAGTCAACGACCGGAGCCAGCAGCATGGGCGATGGAGAAAGCCCAGGACTTACAGCAGATGCTGAACTCAATTATTACCGTCTCCGAAGTGGAATCGACAGGATAACCGCGCAGGTTAACTACCTGCAGGAGTACATCAGGACTCAGTGCTTAAAATAATTTTAACTTCACTGAAATTTAACAAGTGACTTTCAGGAAAATGCCTCGCAGAAGCGGGGCTTTTTTATGTCCTCAGTAAATGCGCTTCACACGCGCGACTTATGAACACAGAGCCTTTCAGGATGACCCTTGAGGATGCCGGTTTGGTTATCGGTGCCTTTCTGTGGGCCGGAATCCTGTGTGACAAGGTTCATCACTAAAAGGTAATTACCGATGAATTATCCAACTATCGTTGACGGCATTGATTTCAAAGAACTGGTTTTTATTACCAACAATGACCCTGTCACCGATTCATTTATGGTGGCGAAAGCATTTCGTAAGCGACATGACAACGTTGTGCGTGATGTAGAAAGAACTATCGCTGCTTGTCCTGAAGAGTTTGATACAAAACTCAATTTTGAGGTTTGCTATAAAAACAATGAGTTACAGAATGGTAAGCCACAAAAATTCTATCGGCTACGTAAGGATGGGTTGATGCTTTTGGTTATGTCCTACACCAAAAAAGAAGCAATGCGTATCAAAATTGCTTACATCAACGCATTCAACTGGATGTACGCCATGCTTCAGGTTGGTCATCGTCAATTTGAAGAAGAGAGAAATGCCGTAATGCTGGAGTACATGAAAGAGAAGGATGTTGCCAGCATGTCAGGCCGCTTGCTTAATCGCTGGGGAAAAATTAAGAAGCCACAGCTGCTGGCTAGAATTGAACGCCTTGAACAGCACGGGCAAACCGTAATACCCGGACTCACCAATTAACGGCAGTACAGCGAAACAACCCAAGCCAGTAAGTGGGGAAATAACACTGGCAGCCACTGAAAGATGAACCTCCTGCCTTATGGCAAAAAAGATTCTTTGTGGTGGCGGACTGATGGAAAGACATCGGTTATTGCAGAGGCCATTCAATGAGTGGTCTCGACAATGGCTTATACCCTACACGGGATAACTTAACTGATATCCCCACAAGCGGATAAAGAGGTTCTCAATGTCAGGAATCTACTTTTAGTCCTAGTAATGATGAACTAGATATCAGTTGAGTCGCTTGGGTGGTGATTACGATTCTGCTTCAAACTCAGAAATTAGTTGATGAACACGTTCAGTATATGATGGGTTAGAACCTAGAAACTCTTCCACTGTCTGAATGGTTTCATCACCCTTCCATTCAAAATGGCTCACAGGTGACGAATGACCAGCCCTGACTTGGTAGGAGCCATTGTCCAATTTGTCCAGGAATATATAAGTTTCATTATCATGACCTGTATTTCGGTAAAAAATTTGCTTTGAGTTCATTAAAGAAATCCTCTAGAGAAAACTATGGCACTCACCGACAAGCAAGAAATGTTCTGTCGCGAGTACCTCATCGATTTAAACGCCACGCAAGCGGCTATTCGGGCGGGGTACAGCGCAAAGACAGCTAACCGTACCGCATCCGAAAACCTGTCAAAACCTGACATCAAGTTAAGAATCGCCGAACTGAAAGCGCAACGCAATGATCTTGTTGGTATTAATGCAGAATATGTACTTAATCGCCTTATTGAAATCGATCAGATGGACGTGCTTGACATTCTGCTTGCCAATGGCGAACTGAAGCCCATTAAAGACTGGCCTAAGGTGTGGCGTACAACGCTATCAGGAATGGATGTCGTCGAGATGGCATCAGCAGATAGTGCTGCTCTCCTGAAGAAAATCAAATGGCCTGATAAGGTTAAAAACCTTGAGTTGCTCGGGCGTCATGTTTCTGTTCAGGCGTTTAAAGACAATGTCAAAAATGAAGTGACTGGTGCTGACGGAGGACCAGTCAGAACAGAAATTACCAACTTAACGCCGGAGCAGGCTGCAGAGGCGTATAGAAAAATGATGGGCTAAGTATGCCGTTACCATTCCCCTTCGATTTTAAACATCCTGATTACCAGATGGTTTTTGAATGGCGGATGGAACGCTTACAGCGCATTCGCCAGAACCCTGAAATATTGCCAGCACTAAAACAGTTTTACCGGACCAACCCGGCTCAGTTCATCATCGACTGGGGCATGACAACGGACCCGCGTAATATTGATTATGGCCTGCCGGTGACCATTCCGTTTTTACTCTTCCCTAAGCAGGAGGAGTGGATCCACTGGATTATGGAACGCTGGGGTAATCGGGAGAATGGTATTACCGAAAAATCCCGTGAAATGGGGCTCAGTTGGACCGCGATCGGACTGGCCTGCTCGCTTTGTCTCTTCAACAAAGAAATGGTTATCGGTTTCGGCTCCCGTAAAGAGGAATACGTCGACAGCACCGGTGACCCGAAAGCATTGTTCTGGAAGGCGCGCAAGTTCGTGGAAACACTACCTGTAGAGTTTCGCGGTTCGTGGAGCGAGAAGAAGCACGCGCCATATATGCGTGTTGAGTTTCCTGAAACTGGTGCCGTTATCAAAGGCGAGGCTGGCGATAATATTGGTCGTGGTGACCGTACCACGCTTTATCTGGTTGATGAGGCTGCATTCCTTCAGCGTCCTCTGCTGATTGATGCGGCGTTGTCACAAACGACGCGTTGCCGTATCGACCTGAGTTCGGTTAACGGCATGGCGAACCCGTTCGCGCAGAAGCGTCACGGCGGGAAGATACCGGTATTCACATTCCACTGGCGGGATGATCCTCGCAAGGATGAAGAGTGGTATCGCAGGGAATGCGAGAAAATCGATAATCCGGTGGTGGTGGCACAGGAACTTGATCTGAACTACAGCGCATCAGCGGAAGGCGTCCTGATTCCATCCGAATGGGTACAGGCTGCCGTTGATGCGCATATCAAACTGGGTATCCAGCCAACAGGCAAACGACTTGGCGCGATGGATGTCGCTGATGAAGGCAGGGACAAAAATGCCTTTTCCACCCGTCATGGCTTCCTCCTGGAAAATGTGCGGGAATGGTCCGGTGTGGGCAGCGACATTTATCAGTCCGTCGAGAAGGTCTTCGGTTTTTGCGAACAGGACAACCTCGAAGAGTTTCGCTTTGATGAGGACGGGCTGGGCGCTGGCGTTCGCGGCGATGCACGCGCTATCAACGAACTGCGTAACGCTGCGCGCCGACCGTCAATACTCGCAACACCGTTTCGAGGTAGTGGCGCGGTATTTGATCCGGATGATGAAGCGGTGCGCGGTGACAACGGACAGGCCGCCCGCCTGAACAAGGACTTCTTCGCTAACGCCAAAGCCCAGAGCTGGTGGCGGTTACGTAAACTTTTTCAGAATACCTGGCGCGCCGTGGTTGAAGGTATGGCTTACAACCCGGACGAAATCATCTCAATCAGCAGTAGCATGGCACTCAAAGATAAACTCATCATCGAGCTTTCGCAGCCGACCTATTCCATTAATGGTGTGGGAAAAATCGTTATTGATAAACAGCCTGATGGAACCCGGTCGCCAAACCTTGCCGACTCGGTGATGATCAGCTACGCGCCAATGAATTCAGCCCTGAACATCTGGGAGCTGCTAGGGAGACAGGCCTGATGGCACGAAACAAACAAGCCACGCGGCGAACGGCACAGGCCACCGCTGATGGCTATGAGAACTTTGTTGCCCGCGTGGGGATGCAGACACCTAACCAGCACTCAGCATCCACCTACCGGGCTAATTTCACCAGTCGTAACCGCATGCTGGTGGAATGGTCCTATCGATCGTCCTGGATTATCGGCGAAGCGGTCGATGCTATCCCGGATGATATGACCCGCAAAGGCATTCGCATCACTTCGGAAATTGATGCAAAAGATCGTGGCATTCTCGAATCACAACTGGATGAGTTGCAAATCTGGGATGCGCTGAACGACGTGCTGAAATGGTCTCGCCTCTACGGCGGCGCGGTCGGCTTCATCATGATCGAGGGGCAGGCACCAATGACCCCGCTGCGGCTCGAAACCATTGGAGAAGGCAAGTTTAAGGGCATTCTCCCGCTCGACCGCTGGATGATTAACCCGGCCCTGACCCGCCGCATTAAAGAGATGGGGCCAGATCTCGGCAAACCTGAGTTTTACGACGTGGTGACCACTGCAACGGGCATCCCGGCCTGGCGCATCCATCACAGCCGCCTGATTCGCTTCGATGGCGTCACGCTGCCATTCCAGCAGAAGATGACCGAGAACGAATGGGGAATGTCGGTTGTAGAGCGAATCTGGGATCGGCTTACTGCGTTCGACAGCGCCACTGTCGGCGCGGCTCAGCTGGTCTACAAAGCGCATCTGCGCACCTACAGCGTGGAGAAGCTGCGCGAGATTATCGCGCTTGGTGGCCCAGCTTTCGAAGCGTTGCTGAAGAACATCGACCTGATCCGCCAGTTCCAGAGCAATGAAGGCATGACGCTCATGGACTCGCGGGATAAGTTTGAAACGCATCAGTACAGCTTCAGTGGTCTGGATGACATCCTATCGCAGTTTGCAGAACAGATTAGTGGCGCTGTTGGTATTCCACTGGTGCGGTTGTTCGGACAGTCCCCGAAAGGATTTTCTACCGGTGATGCAGATCTTGCCAACTATTACGACCGGGTGAGCTCATTGCAGGAGCGCCGCTTACGGATGCCGATGCGCCGGATACTGGACATTATGCACCGCTCGGAACTCGGTAAGCCGCTGCCGGACGATTTCACGTTTGAGTTTAACCCGCTCTGGCAAATGTCTGATGTCGATCGCTCAACGGTGGCGTTAAACACTACCAACGCAATCAGTACGGCGCTGGGTGATGGTCTGATGACACTGAAAGCCGCTATGACCGATTTGCGCGAAAATTCTGACGTAACCGGCATCGGGGCATCCATTACCGACGAGGACATAGAGAATGCCGAAGACGAAGCGCCGCCAGGCATCGGCGAACTTGGCGACAAACCGCCAGAGTCGCCAGGCGGAGATCCGATATCGAACGAGCCTACGGCAGATAGCGCGGGCGGTCGGGGATATCGTAAATGGGCGCTACGATGGTTCAAACGATAGCGTAACCGAAATAATGGATGCGCTGGAGCGCTACAGCGAAATCATCACCCCCTGGGCGACGAAGGTAGCTGAGAACTTTACCGCAGACATAGCGCGCCAGAATGAAAAGCAGTGGCGTCAACACAGCCGGAACATCAGTGCAGAGCTGCGCAACATGGTTGACTGCGCCCCGGTAGGCCAGGTGATGAAATCCATCGTTGCCGAGCAGATTAAGTACATCAAATCGCTACCTCTTGAGGCCGCCGATCGGGTGTATGACATTCAGAACAAAGCCATCGAGGCAGTTGTGACTGGCGGGCGGGCTGAGTCATTCGCGAAAGAGATAGCGGCGTCAGGTGACGTGTCACGCTCGCGAGCGAACCTTATCGCCCGTACCGAACTTGGACGCGCAACCGGCGCGCTCGATCAGGCGCGTGCGCTGTCAATTGGTTCGAATGGTTATATCTGGCGTACAGCCGAAGATGGCGATGTCCGGCACTCTCATCGTGAGATGGAGGGCAAGTTTGTCGAATGGGGCCGACCTCCAACGCTTGACGGTATGACCGGTCACGCTGGTGAGCTGCCGAACTGCCGCTGTTACAAAGAAATCGTCTTCCCCAACCCTCATTCTTATCTCGCCTGAATCGCAGGTAAACCATGAAATATTTTTTCAATACCCGGCTGGGGGAAACCCGCTATCAGCTGGCTGACGGCTCGCTGCTGTGCAAAGACGTGCCGATAGGTCGAACGGGTAAGCAGCTCTACGGCGCTGCCGATCTGCCAAACCTCAAACCCGACAAGCTCGGTGAGATAGTCGTAACGCGTTCTCCTGAGCAGGTATTCAATCCGGCCACGCTCGCCTCATTCGAAGGGATGAGCATCACGATCCTGCATCCTGAAGATGAAAACGGGAATGTGCGGCTGGTAAATCCCGAGAACTGGAAAGAGCTTGCTGTCGGGCATCTTCAGAATGTGCGGCGCGGGACTGGTGACCAGTCTGATTTGATGCTGGCTGACCTTATCGTCAAAGACGAAAACGCCATTCAGCTTATCGAAGATGGCCTGCGTGAAGTGTCGTGCGGCTATGACGCGGAGTACGAGCAGACCGAGCCAGGTAAAGCCGAGCAGGTCGATATTACCGGAAACCATGTGGCTCTTGTCCCCAAAGGCAGAGCCGGAAATCGTTGTGCAATTGGAGACAGAGACACAATGGCAAATCAAAAGAAAAACTGGTGGAACCGCATGCGTGCAGCCATCAAGACAGGAGATGCCGACACCATGAACGAACTGGTGGAGTCGGCTCCCGCATCGGTTACAGGAGATGAGGGGGATTTGCCGCAGGGCGTTAATCTCAACATCAACCTGTCCCCGCAGCAACCACTACCGGACAAAGCACCAGAGATGGGTGGAGGTCCAACCGTCGACAGTGATGATGACCTCAAAACATTACTGAAAGCCCTGCTGGCTAAGCTGGAAGGAAATGCCACGGGCGATAACGATAATAAGCCTGACGATAATCCGACCGGTGACGGCGAGGATGATGAAGAGGAAACCACGATTACTGGTGACTCAGCCTGGCGTGCCGAAGTTATCGTTCCGGGTATCGATCTGAGCCGTAAGATGAAACCGACCGCGTTCAAACGCGAGGTTCTGGCTTCCGCTGACAAAACGCTGGTTCGCCAGATAGTCGGTGATGCGGATATCCGCAAATTACCGAAACAATCGGTCAACATGGCGTTTAATGCCGTGTCTGAGATTGCCAAAGGGCGAAACACCCGCGCCACCACCGGCGATGCACAGCGCCCAAACATGGGCATGACCAGTATCGCTTCCCTGAACAAACAAAACGCTGAATTCTGGGCAAACCGTAAAGGGTAAAAAATGAATAATGTATTTCTGTACCGGATGCCTGTTGGCATTGCCGGGGCTGTCTCTCGCCCGCAGGACTTAACCGTCGAACCGGTGGTCCTTAAATCCGATAACGCCTTTGCTGCCTATGGGCTGGCTGGTAAATACGATGCTGACGGTTTTTTCGTACCGCTGGCAGATGGTGATACCGCAGACAAGGTGAAGGGGATCTACGTGCGTCCTTATCCGACCACTTCGCAGCCGGACATGGTTCGCCAGGTGGGGAGTGGCAAGAACTTCCCGGGCGACGCCATGAAGCGTGGCTACGTGACCGTTAATCTCGGTTCTGATTTTGATGCCAGCACCATCAAAAAAGGCGACCCGGTATACGTTGTCGTCTCCACTGATGAATCCATCAAAGTGCCGCTGGGTGGATTCATGTCCACGTCAGTCAGTGGCAAAAACGTGGTGCTGACCAACGCTGAATTCACAGGTGCCGGTGATGCTAACGGCAATGCAGAAATTTCCTGGAAGATTTAAGGAACAGACGAATGATTACTTTTGATCAGGCAACCGTTGACAGCTCTGGTGCCTTTCTCATCGGGGAGCTGGAGCGACTCGACCAGACGCTGAACCTGCCACTGGTGGGGTACACCTGGACCCGCGATATTCAGTTGCGTGAAGATGTCTCTATCGCAGATGACATTTCCAGCTGGACGAATACCAGCTTCGCCGCTGCGGGTACTGGTGCAAATCCGAATGGCAAAAACTGGGTAGGCAAAGACTCAACCGCTATTGCTGGCGTAAACGTGGATATCGGCAAATCCGGTAACCCGCTGAATCTCTGGGGCATGGAACTGGGCTGGACCGTTGTAGAGCTGGCAGCAGCTCAGCAGGTAGGTCGCCCGATTGACACCCAGAAGTACGACGGGATGCAGCTCAAATGGCAGATGGACAACGACGAGCAGGTGTATGTTGGCGATTCCGCATTAAACCTGAAAGGTCTTGTTACCCTGAACGGTGTTCCTGTCAACAACGCTGCCAAAACGTGGGCAACCTCAACACCGGACGAAATCCGCGCAAGCATTAACCAGGTGCTGTCTGATGCGTGGGCCGCTTCTGGTTACTCTGTGGTTCCGCGTGATTTGCTGATCCCGCCTGAGCAGTTTGCTCTGTTGTCCAGCATCATCGTTTCATCTGCGGGTAACCAGTCCCTGTTGACGTATCTTCAGACCAACACCATCAGCTATCACCAGAACGGTGTTCCGCTGAATATCCGCGCGGTTAAATGGCTGAAAGGCCGTGGTGTGGGGAATAAGGATCGCATGGTTGCGTACACCAACGACAAGAAATACGTGCGCTATCCGCTGGTGCCGTTGCAGAGCGTTCCTATCCAGTATCGTGGTCTGTATCAGATTGCGACCTACTACGGCAAGCTGGGTGCAGTCGAGCCAGTGTACAAAGAAACCATTTCGTACGTTGATGGCATTTAACAGCCACATGGCCCCTGGCGGGGCCATTAAGGATGACCTGATGGCAAAAAATAATGCAGTAATACACGTACATACCCCGTTTGTGCTCACGCTTCCCGACGGTTCACGGCGCGAGTTTCTTAAAGGCCGTCATGCTGTGGAGGAAGACGTTGCCACGCACTGGTTCACTCGTGCGCACGCGGAGGTATCCGTTGGCAAAGCCACAGACGCGCGTAACGAGGTAAAAAATGCCAAAGAATCAAAGTCTGCCAGCGGTAAGTGATTTTCGCCGCGACTTCCCGCAGTTTGCTGACCCTGCCAAATATCCCGAAGCGCAAATCCAGTTTCGTCTGAATCTGGCCGATGAACTGCTGAGCGAAAACGTCACCGGAAAAAAGTTGTTTCCGTACTTTGCCGAGTTGTTCGTGGCTCACTACATGACGCTATGGGCGGCAGATAGTCGGGCAATGCTGGTTGGCGGCCCGGGCGGTTCAACCAATGGTGTTCAATCCTCCAAGTCTGTTGACAAGGTAAGCGTCAGCTATGACACCAGCGCGACGCTAAACCCTGACGCAGGCTTCTGGAATAACACCCGATATGGCGCTGAATTTTATCAGCTGATCACGATGTTCGGTGCGGGCGGTCGCCAGCTATGAGCTTCAAAAGCGGTGTAACAACGAGGGTGGATAACGCTCAGGCCATTCTGGATGCGCTCAAATCCATCAGTAAAAAAGAAGTGCTGGTGGGTATCCCGGAAGCAGACAGCGAGCGGGATGATGTTCCGTTTGGTAATGCCGGGATCGGTTACGTCAACGAATACGGCTCACCAGCGCAAAACATACCCCCACGCCCGCACCTGATCCCCGGTGTTAAATCCGTAGAGGAACAGACGGTGCCGCAGCTCAAAGCAGCGGCGCAGGCTGCGCTTGATGGAAATGCGGCGGGTGCGGAAAGAGCCCTCAACCAGGCTGGCACGCTGGCCGCTAATGGTGTCAGGCGGTACATGACCATTACCGGCTTTACGCCGCTTGCTGACAGCACCGTTGAAGCCCGCGCGCGTCGAGGGCGTAAAGGGGCGAAAGCGGAGCTTGCCCGACGCGCTGCTGGCGAGTCCCCCGGAACCGATCTGGTGAAACCGCTAATCGACACCGGGCAATATCGCAGAGCCATTACCCATGTTGTGAGGGATAAAGATGCCTACTCTTGATGTAACAGACGTGCTTTTTGACCCCGATTTTTGCGACTTCAATTTGTGGGTAACACGCCGAGTGCAAACGGTGGATGAGGACGGGATCGGCAGCGACAGTGAAGTTAAAAAGCAGTTTGCCGGAGTCGTAACTGTTGATCGCTCTCTGGAAAACCGCCGTATGCAGGCAGGGCAGGTAATCAGCGGTGCAATTCTGATTGTGACGACTGAGCGACTGACGCAGGGACAGACTGGCCGTGATGCCGATATCGTGACGTATCAGGGCCGTGATTATCGTGTGACCTTCGTCGACCCGTATACAGCTTATGGGGCCGGATTCGTTCAGGCGCATTGTGAGTTGATGCCGTTTGATGGGGGAACTCCGGTTGAGCAATAACACCAGTACAGAGCGCGGATGGTTAATACCAACCAGTGGCGATCCGGATTATGACGAAGCGCTCGACAGGCTGTTAAGCCAGTGGATGCGTAACGTTTCCGGTCTGTCTGCCGGGATGGTTCGCCCGCGCTGGCAGAAAGAGCAGCCGCCACTGCTACCGGCTGAAACGAACTGGTGTGCGTTTGGGGTTATCGGATGGTCAGGTGATGACAGTCCGGCATTCACCAGACAGACTGATGATGGCTCTCAGCTCTGGCGGCATGAAACGATTGAGTGTATGGCTTCGTTTTATGGACCGGCGGGGATGGTGTATGCGTCCCGGTTTCGTGACGGTATATCTGTGCCGCAGAACAATGCAGCACTGAATGCGCTGGGGCTGTCTCTTGGCGATTACACAGGTCTGACTCCCTTCCCTGAACTTATCAACCAGCAATGGGTTCGCCGCTACGATATGACGGTGCGTCTGCGCCGGAAGGTTGTGCGCGAGTACGGTATTAAATCGCTGGTGGAAGCACCAGTCATCTTTTTCGGAGATTAAGCTATGGCACAGGGCTTGCCTGTATCAAACGTTGTTAATGTTGATGTGATCATGTCGCCGCGTGCAGCATCAGGGCGAAATTTTGGTGCATTACTCATTCTCGGCCCGTCCACAATCATTCCGGTAAGTGAGCGCATTCGCCGTTATTCTGCCGCGGAAGATATTGGAAAAGATTTTGGCGTGGAATCACCAGAATATAAGGCTGCGCAGGTGTTTTTCTCACAATCACCGAAACCTCAGGAGGTTTTTGTTGGTCGTTGGGTGAAAACGAAGGGAGACAGCGAACAGGCCACGCCTGAGACGCTGGAGCAGGCTGTGAATGCCATGCTCGATTATACTTCATGGTATGGGCTGGGGATTGCAGACGATGAAGATATTCCGGATGCAGACTGGCTGAAAGTGGCTGCGGCGATCGAATCCTCTTCTGTAAGCCGTATTCTGGCGATTACGACAAGCGATGAGAAATGCCTGCAGACTGCATCCAGCGATGATTTGGCATCAAAACTGAAAACCGCCGGATATTCACGCAGTTTTATTCAATATTCATCGGGTAATAAATACGCTGCGTTATCTGCATTTGGCCGGGCATTCACGGTTAATTTCAATGGCAGTAATACCGCGATTACGCTCAAGTTTAAGCAGGAGCCGGGTGTCGGGTATGAAACACTGACAGTCAGCCAGGCATCGGCACTTGATGCAAAAAACTGCAATGTATTCGTGTACTACCAGAATGATACGGCTATCCTCCAGCAGGGAGTGATGGCTAACGGCGATTTCTTTGATGAACGCCACGGCCTGGACTGGTTACAGAATTATGTGCAGACCAACCTCTATAACCTGCTTTATACCAGCACCACGAAAGTTCCCCAGACTGAAGCCGGTATTACCCGACTGTTATCAAGTGTTGAAAAATCACTGGATCAGGCCGTTCAGAATGGACTGATTGCTCCGGGCGTATGGAACGGGGGCGACCTTGGTCAGTTGTCATCGGGTGACACGCTGCCCAAAGGTTATTACGTATACGCCCAGCCGCTGGATGAACAGGCACAATCAGAACGTGAAGCCCGTAAGGCTCCGGTGATTCAGGCTGCAATAAAACTTGCAGGCGCGGTTCATTACGCTGACGTACAGATTAACGTTGTTCGCTAAGGGGAAGTGAATGTCTACCTATTCTTTTATGGATGTCACTGCGACGCTGACCGGGCCGACCGGTTCGATTGACCTCGGGTACGGTTCTGCAAGTTCTGAAGAGGGGATTGTGGTTGCGATGGGCGGTCCTAAAAACACCATGACCATCGGTGCTGATGGCGAAGTGATGCACAGTCTCCATGCAGATAAAAGCGGGACGATTACCGTTAACCTTCTGAAGACATCACCGACAAATAAAAAATTGTCGCTGGTGTATAACGCACAGAGCCAGTCTTCTGCCACATGGGGGAATAACGTTATTGTGATCCGAAACAAGGTCAGCGGCGACATCATCACGGCACGTAGTGTTGCGTTCCAGAAACAACCGGATAATGCCAACGCTAAAACCGGTAATACGATGCCGTGGGTGTTTGACTGCGGCAAGATTGACCAGGTTCTCGGGGAGTTTTAATACATGGAATTCGAAATCAAAGGCGTGAAATATCGCGCGGCAAAACTCAGCGTTTTTGATCAGCTGAAAGTGACCCGCAAACTTCTGCCGGTGCTGGCAGGAATGATGTCAGATTTCGGGAGCATTCGCTCCCGTTTGCCTGCTGATGGCAAAATCGACACCGTGAAATTCGAGCAGTTAAAACCGGTGTTTGAAACCATGCTCCCGCGTATCGCTGAGGAACTGTCTTCCCTGACCGAAGATGACACCAGTGCGATTATTCATCCCTGTCTTGCGGTGGTATCGCGGCGTCATATGGACGGATGGGTTCCGGTATTTACCCAGGGCGAACTGATGTTTGATGATATTGACTTGCTGGTCATGCTGCATCTGGTGGCGCGGGTGGTCGCCGATTCGCTGGGAAATTTTTTGCCTACACCCCTTACCAGCACGACGCAGAGCCTGCAACAGGGCTGACGTTTAACAGCCTGCCGGACGGGCTGTCTTACCTTCTCAATCCGGTTGACGCCGGGTTAATTTCCTATACAGCACTTAAAGATGGCTCTGTCGATTTGTACGACATTGCTCTCTTGAATGACCATCTGGCGGTAAAAGCGGATAACCAGCGGCGCATTGAGAAATGGAGAGAGGATAATGAACGCTGAAACTATTAAAGATTTCCTCGTCTCGCTTGGCTTCAGTGTGGATGATGCAGGAGCGAAAAAGTTCGGTTCTGTCCTCGCCGGTACAACTGCAAATGTCATCAAAATGGGGCTGGCTGTTGAAGGAGCTGCGCTGTCCGTGGTGGCCTTCACGGCTAAGATCGCCTCCGGCCTGGATAATCTTTACTGGGCGTCACAGCGCACCGGCGCGACAGTCCAGGGAATTCAGTCTATTGGCTATGCGGTTTCGCAGGTTGGCGGCAGTGCAGATGCTGCGCGCGGGTCACTGGAGAGCCTTGCCCGTTTTATCCGTAATAACCCCGGGGCTGAGGGATTTCTGAATCGTCTGGGGGTACAGACACGGGATGCCAGCGGTAACATGCGTGACATGGCCGCTATTTTTACAGGTGTAGGCCAGAAGCTCAGCGGCATGCCGTATTACCGGGCTAACCAGTATGCGCAGATGCTGGGCATTGACGAAAATACCCTTATGGCGATGCGCCGGGGTGTGGGTGGTTTCTCCGGGCAGTACAGCGCAATGGCGAAAGCTATCGGCTTCAATGCTGACGAGGCGGCCAGAAGCTCCAACAAATTTATGACCTCCCTGCGTGAGTTTAGCGCGATGGCAGGCATGGCCCGTGACAAAATCGGCTCTAATCTTGCGGGTGGGCTTGCGGGTTCGCTGGACACCCTGCGCCGCCATATCCTGGACAACTTCCCTCGTATCGAGCAGACCCTGACGAAAGCCATAAAAGGCATTCTGGCGCTCGGGGATATTATCGGGCGGCTGTTCTTCAGACTGATTGAAGGAACATCAGGCCTCATCACCTGGTGGCAATCGCTGGATAAGCAAACGCGGGAGTTGATCTCGCTGTTTGGTGCACTGACGATTGCGCTGCGCATTCTGAACACTACGTTCTGGATGTCGCCGATTGGCCTCATTACCGCGCTGGCGGCGGGTATTGCCCTCCTGTGGGAGGACTATCAGACCTGGAAGGAAGGCGGCGACAGCCTGATTGACTGGGGCAAGTGGAAACCGGAGGTCGATGCCGCGCTGAAGATGGTTCGTGACCTTAAAACGACCGTTAACGACCTGGCGAAAGCGCTGGCGAAACTGCTCAATATTGACCCCAAATCATGGTCCCTGAAGTGGGATTTCAGCAACTTCATCGACCAGATGGGCGAATTCAGCAAAATGCTGAACATGATCGCCGACCTGCTCAACGCTATCAAAGATGGCCGCTGGGCTGATGCCGTCAGCATCAGCAAACAGATACTTAATCAGGGCAGCGAAAATCCGTCAGCGATGCCGATGGTTACAGACAGCGCTAACAGTACTGCCGACTGGATTAAAGAGCACTGGGGATTCGATCCCCGCAGTGTGGGCCGGACGGTACGCGGCTGGTTTGGTGATGATGAGCCGGAACAATATGCACAGGCTACGAAACGAGGAGAACGGAATAACAATCCGGGAAACCTTAATTTTGCTGGTCAGGCAGGGGCTTCTCTTGAACGCCCGGGCGGGCGATTTGCCAGATTTGAAACTGCTTTTGATGGATTACGGGCTCTTGCTCGTCAGTTAATGCTGTACGCCGGACGTGGAATAAACAGCGTGGAGAAAATTATCTCTACCTGGGCACCTGCGTCTGATAATAACAACACAACTGCGTATATCAGGGCTGTATCGCAACGACTGGGAGTGGATCCCCGGGCTGCCCTGAATATGAGCGATCCGCAAACCATGTCAGCATTGATGAGCAGTATTATCCAGCATGAAAATGGAAGAAATATCTATTCTCGAGAGCTGATTAATAAGGCTGCCGTGGCAGGAATTAGTGGCAAAGTGACAGAGGTTAACCAGCAAAATACTTACCACATTTACGGTGGCGGAGATCCGCACGCTGTCGGTAATGAGGTTGCACGTCGGCAACAGTCTGCAAATGCTCAGGTCATGCGAAGTAATCAGGTGAGGGTGGGTTAGTGGATATTCTCTCTACACTTTTTCATCAGCAGAGCAGAAAAATAGGAATGATTGTTCCCAGTGTTGTTATTTCAGAGAAGCATACAGATATGCTTGAAATAACAGAGCATCCGGTAGAGGTCGGGGCCGCTGTCGCTGATCATGCCTATAAAAAACCGTCAGAAGTGGTGATGGAGGTTGGTTTCGCCGGTGGCGGCGCATTGCTGGATTTTGCCAGTAATCTGACGGCTACCAGCCTGCTCGGCCTGAGTCCTCAGCAGACGTATCAGGAGCTACTGGATCTGCAGGAAAGCCGTATCCCCTTCGATGTGGTAACCGGTAAACGACTGTACAGCAACATGTTGATCCGGGCGCTGGAAGTGACGACGGACAAGACAACCGAAAACGTCCTGTCCGCCGTCCTCACCCTGAGGGAGGTCCTTATCTCCCGGACGCAGCAGATTACCGTCGCGGATAAAACCAACATGAAGGAAGGGGCCAGCACGTCGGCGGTACAGAACAGCGGCAACAAAACCACAAAGCCTCCAGATACTTCACTGCTGAAAAGCATCACTGGTAACGTGGCGTCATTACTGGGAGGCGGCTAATGATAATTCAGGAAATTCCGCTGACAGCGGACAACCAGCAGTTCAGCATCGTCCTGGGTGGTGTCACTTGGCAGATTAGCATCATATGGCGCGATCTTTACTGGATTATGGACCTGCAGAACGACAAAGGGGAGCCGGTAATCTCCGGTATTCCTCTCGTCACTGGCGCTGATCTGCTGGCGCAGTACGCCTGTATGGGACTTGGTTTTAAGCTGGTGGTGGTCTGCGATGACAACACACAGGATTATCCCACGAAAACTGATCTGGGCGGCCGCAGTCATTTACTGGTATCAACGGAGTAAGCATGTCACAGAACTGGATGAGACATTTCGAGCTGCAGCTTGTGGACGGGAATGGTCAGGGAATTGAGCTAAGTGATTTCAAAGTCACCTTTACGATCGACTGGTTCAACATCAGCAGCGCGTCCCGGGTAGGGACTATCAAAATTTATAACCTTTCGGCAGATACTGTGAACCGAATTACCGGGCAGGAGTTTTCGAAAGTGCGGCTGATTGCCGGTTACGACGGTATCGCGCCTGAGGTGGCGGCAAGCGACGTCGGGACCGTGCGCGAAGTCGACGCGGCAGATGTGGGCCAGAGTGATGGCCGCAACTACGGGCTGATTTTCAGCGGAGAAATTCGCTACTCGGTCACAGGAAAAGACAGCCCTATTGATTCCTATGTCCTGATTCAGGCAGCAGATACGGATCTGGCATTTGCCACCAGTATAACCTCACAGACGCTGGCTGCCGGTTACACGGTCGCTGATGTGAACCGTGCGCTGATGAAAGACTTCGAAGCCAAAGGCGCGACCGAAGGCCTGACGCCTGAAATGCCTGCTACTGTATTCCCCCGGGGGCGGGTGCTCTTTGGCATGACGCGGCATCTTATGGATAACGTAGCCGGGCAATGTGGCGCAACATGGCAATTCGTGGACGGTCAGCGCCAGATGGTGGCGAATAACGAATATGTTCACGAAGCGATTGTGCTCAACAGTGCTACCGGGCTTATTGGCATGCCGCAGCAGACCATCGGTAACGGCGTAAACGTCCGTGCGCTCATTAATCCGAACATCCGGGTTAACGGGCTTATTCAGCTGGATCAGGCTTCCGTGTACCGCACCGCGCTGTCGAACAATGATATCGCGATGGCTGGTGGGAAGATCACCGACCAGAACACGGACGGAAATATCACGCTCAGCGGCACCACGGCGCAGCCTGCCAGCATCGCAACAGATGGCGTTTATATTGTGCGCGGGATTATGTACACTGGCGACACAAGGGGCCAGGCGTGGTACATGGATATGATGTGCGAAGCGCGTGGCGCGCAGGATATGCCATCGAGTACAGCATTGCAGAGGGGGTTATAGAAATGAAACGATGGATTTTTTCATTGCTGGCGTTAGCGTCTGTTGGCGCAAGTGCAAACACCATAACGATGCAATGTGGTAACTTTCGTATGGACGCAATCCCTGACTCATTGTTTAAAATCAATGGCGAAACCGTAACATCCCAAAAAGTTAAGATGCTGGGCAAAGACGGTACAGGCATGCAGATCAAAATGGGACTGATGCCTGCTAAAGATGGCAACAACTATGGGTTTGAGTATATCCATCGTCCGGGTACCGAAACGCGTTTCCTGAACGTCCAGCTTCTGCAGAACAGCATGGATGCACCGAAAATC